TTTACATAATATAAGAACTTTAAACAAAACTATTTTACAACATCAAAATATAACCTCTCAATTTTTTATACCTATATGTTTAGAGTGGGTTAATAAAAAAGGTAATGTATATATTACTACAAGTAACAAAGATGTAGCTAGTATGAAAGGTGTACATAATGTATATGCCCCTGCATTATCTAAAAAAGGTATATTAAAGAACATAAAAGACGTTCTTTATAAAGGAACAAAACAAACTGTATGGCAACTATTTCCTGATATTTTCTTAAATAGTTTAAATAAGTATCATAAATGGGATTATAAATATATAAATTAAGGAGTGAATTATGACAATTAAAATTAATGGTAAAGATTATGATGAAACTAAATTTAGTGATAAATTAAAAAATTACATCATAGCAAGACAAGAGATACAAAACAATAAAACAAGATTAATTGTAGAACTTGAAAAAATAGACGTATTGACTGAATATTATAATAATAAGATAACAGAAGAATTAAAAATAGAAAGTTAATATTAAATGGCAGCTGTAGCAAACCTATCAATAGATCAAGGAGCAACATTTTCTTCAGATGTTACGATTAAAGGATTTGATGGAAATGTTTTTAACTTGACAGGTTACACAGCTAGAGCAAAGTTAGCCAAAGGTTATTCATCTACAAGAACAAGAACAAATATTACTTGTACTATTGCCAATGACGCCACTTCTGGCGTAATTACATTGTCTCTTACAGATGCTCAAACTGCTGCTTTAGACGCAGAAAGATATGTTTACGACTTGGAAATAGTCTCAGGTAACGGTGTAGTTACAAGAGCTTTAGAAGGTATAATAACTGTTAGACCAGAAGTTACTACCGCTTAATTATTGTATATTATAAGTTAAAATTAATATAAATATAGAGAAAAAGGTACTGAATGGCTAACATAACTGCTACTATTAATTCTAATAATACAACTAGCGCACAGATTAACTCACCGACTTCAACGGGTCCTCAAAGAGTATCAATTACTATACCTGCGGGTTCAGCAGTTGTTAATGGCCAATTACAATTAAAATTATTAGCAGATGTAGATACTGTAACGGAAGGTTTAAATGATGGCGCAATGTTACAATATAGAGCAAGCGATCAAAAATTTGTTACACGTAACGAAATAATTACTACTACAGGAAATCTTACTATGAACGGAGGAGAGTACTAATTAATGGCAACAATTTTAAGGATAAAACGTTCATCAGCTGCAGGAAAACCCGCTACACTTAAATTAGGGGAAATTGCTTATGCTTATGGTACTACGCCCGGTAGTTTTCCAAAACAATTATTTTTAGGGGTAGATGGTGTTGATGGAAATGGTGATGCCCAACGTATTGCAGTAATAGGTGGAGAATTTTTTACAGCATTATTAGATCATGCACCAGGTACATTAACTGCTGGTTCAAGTATAATTGTAGATTCTAATAAAGCTATTGATTCTTTAATTATTGGTAACTCAACATCTTTAGGTGGTGAATTACAATTAAAAGAAGCTACTGATAATGGTGCTAATTATATAGGATTAAAAGCTCCTAATAATGTTGCAGTAACTAAAGTTTATACACTACCTTTATTAGATGGTAGTTCTGGACAGTATTTAAAAACTGATGGTAATGGCCAATTATCTTTTGGCGTTGCAGATGAATTTGTTATAGGAAATAATACTTCTTCAGGCGGGGTATTAAAATTAAATGAAGCGACAAATAATGGAACTAATTATGTAGGATTTCAAGCTCCTGTTGCTCTTGCTGGTAATCAAATTTGGACATTACCTGCAGTAGATGGAGCTAATGAAGAATATTTAAAGACAGATGGTGCAGGTAATTTATCTTTTGGTATAGCAAACAATATAAATGTAGGTAATAGTTCTTCTGTAACTGGTAGTATTAGATTTAGAGAACTTACTACTAACGGAACAAATTATGTAGAATTAAAAGCTCCAACCGCACTTGCAGCTAATAGATCTTTTACTTTACCTTCAACAGATGGAACTGCTGGTCAATATTTAAAAACTGACGGTTCAGGTAATTTAGCTTTTCAAACAGTTGATACTACACTTGAAATATCCACTGATTCTGGTTCAGGATCTTTTGAAACAAATCAAACATTAACAATTGCCGGCGGTACAGCATTAGATTCATCTTTTGATGATGCGACAAATACAATTACAATTAATGTAACTAATAGTTCAATTGGTACAACTCAATTAACTGATGCTGGTGTTACAAACGTAAAATTAGCAAACTCTACAATCATATTAGGTAGTTCAACATTAACTTTAGGTGCAACAACAACTGATATTGCAGGATTAACTTCTTTAGTAGTAGATGACATTACAATTAATGGTCAAACAATTTCAACAACTGCTTCAAATAAAGATATTACTTTAACTCCTCACGGAACAGGCACAGTTGTAGTTCCAGCAGGATATAAAGACAGAGCAGGATTTACTGATGATTCTTTAACAACAAAACAATATGTTGATTCAGTTGCTTCAGGTTTAAATGTAAAAGATTCTGTTAGAGCTGCTTCTACAGCAAATTTAGTTGCAACATATTCTAATGGAACATTCGGTGTAGGTGCAACATTAACATCTAATTCAAGTGGAAGAATTGTTTTAGATGATATTCTTGTTCCTTTAAATAGCAGAGTTTTAATTAAAGATCAAACTTTACAAGAACATAATGGTATATATAAAGTAACTGTAATTGGTGACAGTTCAACATCTTGGGTTTTAACAAGAGATGTAGAAGCTGATACATCAGCAGAATTAACTGGCGGTTCTTTTGTATTCGTTGAAGAAGGAACAATTGGTGCTGATAATGGTTACGTATTTACTCATACAGGTGCTCCAACAATGGGTAGTACTGCATTACCAGTTTCTCAATTTTCTGGTGCAGGACAAATTACTGCTGGAGCAGCATTATCTAAAATTGGTAATCAATTAGATGTAAATGTAGATAATAGTTCTATAGAAGTAAATGCTGATGCTTTAAGAATTAAAGCGTTAGGTGTAACAAATAGTATGTTAGCTGGTTCTATTGCAAATAGTAAATTAGCTTATCCTACAATTACAATATCAGACGAAAGTTCTACACAAGGCTCTATATCTTTAGGTCAAAATTTTGAAATTTTGGCAGGAGAAGGTATAGATACACAAATTAATGGAAACATATTAAGAATTATTGGTGAATTGGCTTCAAATTCAAATATTGGAGTTGCGTCATTTCATTTAGATAATTTTGCAGTATCATCAGGTGTTGTTACTGTATCAACAATAGACGGAGGAAGCTACTAATGGCATTTTTAACTTGGCATTTAATTGCAATACTTACAGTTATGGCCGTATCTTTTTTAATAGGATATAGCGTAGGTAAAAAAGAAGATAGAAGAAATTACAATTATATTGATAGACTAAAAAATTTATTTAAAAAATAATTAAATTATGACAACTGTAATTAAACCAAAACGTTCGGAAACCCTTAACGCCGTTCCTTTACCAGGTCAACTAGAAGTAGGAGAGTTGGCAATTAATATAACGGATGGTAAACTATTTACAAAAAAAACTGATGGTACTATAAAAGAATTAGGAGGTGCCGGTGCAGTTAGTTTACAAGCGGCTACAAACTCTGGTAATATTACAACTAATGATATAGTATTGAATGGATCTAATTTAGTTTTCGAAGGAAGTATTGACGATACTTTTGAAACAATTTTAACTGTAGAAAATCCTACACAAGATAGAACAATTACAATACCAAATCAAAGTGGGGCATTAGCAATGGATGGAGATGCGTTAGCATACTCTATAGTTTTTGGATCATAGGATAAAAAATGGCAAGTGCATTTAAAAGTAAAGCTGCAGTTTTAGGAACAGTTAATAGTTCAGCGGCAACTATATATACTTGTCCAGCAGGTACAAAGGCAGTTATACACGCAGTTTATATATCTAATACTAATGAAAGTTTAGATATTAATGCTAGTATAACAATAACTGTTGATGCTGTATCTTATTTTTATTATTTGGGTAAAGATTTAAACGTGGTTTCCGGAAATACACTAGTATTAGATAAACCAATAAACATGCAACAAAATGATAGATTGCGTGTATGGTGTGATGTTTCTGGGGGTAATGTTTTTTTAAGTATTTTAGAAATAACATAAAAGGTTTTATAAATAGTAAGAAAGATTTTAAATGGCATATCTAGTATCAACACAACCTGATATCGGCGGTTATAGTAGAACTGCTGCCGTACATACACTAAGAAAAGATGATACTGGGATTTTATATTATACTAAAGTAAAGTTTTTTGGTGATAGTGGTACAATAGATTTATCAAATGGACAAGGATTTCCTTATTCAGTTGAGCAAGTTGAAACAGGATTAGCAACTGATGAACAAACATTACATAATACAATTCCACTATTAACTGATGAAGGAACTACTGTAAGAGATTATAATTATCTACATAGAAATTATGATCAAATAAAAGTAGATCAAAAAAAAGTAACTTATTATGTTAACGACATTGGATTTTTAGTTGCAAGATATGATGCAAATTATTTATATTCAGCAACACAAAATGGTGCAACAGCAAACTGGATTGCTCCATAAACAAAAAGAGAGATAGATGGCAGATTTTATTTTAGGTCGTATTAAGTTTCACTTTGTTGGTGATTGGGTTACAGCATATTCATACATAAAAGATGATGTTGTAAGATTTGGTGGTAACGCTTTTGTTTGTAAAGTTAATCACACGTCTGCTGCAAGTTTTTATACAGATTTAAATTTTGCTACACCAAGATGGGCAAAAATGACAGCAGGTACCGAGTTCAAAGGTAACTGGACTGCAACAACAGTTTATAAACTTGACGATATTGTTAAATGGGGTGCTTACATATATATTTGTAACACTGCTCACACATCTCAAGCTAATTTATACCAAGATGAAGCCAAATGGACAATATACAATACAGGTTTTGATTGGAAAGGTAATTTTGCTAACGGTGTTGCATACAAATTAAATGATGTTGTAAAATATGGACCTTCTTTATATATTTGTACAGACGATCATACTTCATCAGGTTCTGTAATTAATTTAACAAAATTTACTTTATTCGTTCCAGGATTAGAATTTGAAGATACTTGGAATGCAGGAACATCATATCAACCAGGAGATATAGTAGCTTACGGTGGTTATGTATATACAGCAATTTTATCAAATACTGGTGTTGTACCTTATGCAAATACAGCAACTTGGGAAGTATTTACAACAGGATTTAAATTAGAAGGTATATTTAATCCAGCTACATTTTATAAAGTAGGAAGCGTAGTTAAATTTGGTGGTGGCGTATTTGTTGCAATACAAAATACTACAGGCAATTCACCAGATCCTACATTTGGTGGTGGAGCTTATTGGGAACAAATCCAAGATGGTATAAACTGGAGAGATACTTGGTCTGTAGGTCTTGATTATTTACCAGGAGATTCAGTATCA